GTTACAACACCAAAGGTGAACGCATTGGCAAATGCGGTGATGCCAAGCCCGGCGAAGGCAAACCCAAATGTTTATCAAAATCAAGAGCAGCAGCACTTCGTGCCAAAGGTGGCAAAAAAGCCATTGCGGCTGCAGTGCGCAAAAAGCGCAGAGAAGACCCTAATAAAAATCGCAAGGGTGCTGCAAAGAACGTTTCGAATACCACTAGAAAATACAAGTAAGTATGACAAAACCATTTCTACCCTACTTAGAGACCATGATCTCTAATGCATGCACATTGGCCTGTGAAAACTGCACCAACTACAGTGATTACAACATGAAAGGCAGTTTGCGTTATGCAGACTTTGAGCCTGTGTTTGATGCTTGGAACGAACGCATAGAAATAGACTGCATGGGATTTATAGGTGGCGAACCCATGATCAATCCTGAACTGAAAACATTCATGCGTGAGACACAGGTCAAACTTCAAAAGAGTGTGATGCTGGTTACAAATGCCACACTGTGGCATCGCTGGCCTAACTTTATAAACTTTATCAAGGACATGGGCAGTGTGCATTTGAAGTTTAGTGTGCATCAACCCAACGAAGAATACATACATCATGCCATACAAAATGTTATGGAAAATGTATCATGGGAACCTATAACTGTCACACAAGAGTTTCAACAATACAAAAATGATGACTACCAATTGATGTTTACAATAGATGTAAACAACAGATTCACTAGAACATGGCGCGGCACAAACTACTACGACATGAAACCGTATAACAACAATCCTGTGGAAGCACACAAAGAATGTAGCCAAACCTATTGTCCGTTGCTGTACAATGGCAGACTGTACAAGTGTAGCAGTGTTGCATTATTACAACAGGTGCTAGGTGATCACTTTTTATTAAACGATGCAGACTGGCAACCTTATTTACAGTACAATGGTGTAAGCATACAAGACAGTGATGAGGACATACAGGCTTGGATCGATAATTATGCAAAACCACATAGCATATGTCGCATGTGTCCTACATTTGAAGATCAACCCTACTACTCACACTTTGATAGAGTAAAAACAAAATAAATACACTAACAGGAGCAGACCAATGAGACTTAGTGAATTTAACATCAGTGAAACAGTAGATCGTGCAATAGCAGAACACATCAAGCGTGGTGTTCCTTTTACAGAATGCATGTTCCGTCCTGGCAGTGAGGCATTTACAATGTTTTATCAAGGCGTTCGTGAAATGCGTGAAAGCATTGACATGGATTGGTTTGATAGTGAAATGTTAGACACAGACATTGGCGAGTGTGTTGAGATTGATGGCGAAGTTGTGCCATTGGATGTTCCTATTGAAGATCTCACAGAAGAAGTTGAAATTGACGAAGCAGAATATCGTGGTCGCAAAGTTAAACTGAACTCGCCCAAGCGTGGTGGTCCTAAAAAGTATTATGTGTACACCAAAAATAAAAAAGGCAATGTGATCAAAGTGTCATGGGGTGATACCACAGGTCTCAAGACCAAAGCAAACAACCCTGGAGCAGTAAAAAGTTTTGTTGCACGTCACGATTGCAAAAACAAAAAAGACAAAACAAAAGCAGGCTATTGGGCGTGTCGTACACCACGTTATAAGAGCCTAGGAGTTAAAGGCGGACAATGGTGGTAAAACCTTACGAGGAAACCTCTGTCGCACCTAACATCAAGCATAGAACATTTAGAGAAGACGCAGACAACGGCGACCTTTGCTGGCACCGTGATGCTGAAGATCGCACTGTGCGTGTGTTAGAAGGAAGTGGCTGGAGTCTACAATTAGACAACCGGTTGCCCATGGCACTTGTTCCAGGCCGAGACTACAACATTCCCAAAGAAGTATATCATCGGTTGATCAAAGGCAGTAGTGACCTAGTTGTAGAGATAACTTTACACTAAATAATACTGGAGAGACACGATGAGCATGTTTTTACGCTGGTGGCTGTTATTCTGCACCAGTGTTGCAGCATTCTTTGCTGCTTACTTTTTTGGATTTGTAGATGCATTGATTGCAAAGGATACCACACGTTTGAGTTTTGCTATCCTTGCCATTTATTTTTTAACCAGTGCTTTTACCGGCTGGATCACATACAGCGTTACAAAGGGTGCAAAAAAGCAAAGTGCCAACATCAACATAGGTTGGTTTGCAACAGAACTTTTGCTTGCAATGGGCATGATTGGTACTGTGATTGGATTTATTCTCATGCTAGGCGGCAGTTTTGAAAGTCTCAATGTAAGCGACACAAGCAGTGTAAAAACAGCACTCACAGACATGGCATTGGGCATGAGCACAGCATTGTACACAACACTAGTGGGTTTGGTGTGCAGTCAAATGCTTAAAGTGCAGTTGGTCAATGTCGAAGAGCAATAGAAACAAGTACAACAGTAGAGTAGGCTTCACAGATTTGCTGTTCAATCTTGTGATTGGATTTGTGTATCTGTTTGTTATTGCATTCATACTTATAAATCCTATCACAAAAAAAGGCGATGTTATCAAAAAAGCAGATTACTTGATTGTAATAGAATGGGATCACAATCTAAACCATGATGTTGATCTTTGGGTAAAAGATCCTGCAGGCAACACAGTTGCATTTGTAAACAAACAAGCAGGACTGATGCATTTAGAAAAGGATGATTTAGGATACAGCAGCGATGAATATCGCAACGGAAACATAGTAAGATTAATAAATCTCAACAGAGAAGTTGTTACGTTGCGAGGTGTAATACCAGGCGAATATCAAGTGATGGCGCATGTATACAATAAACTATATACTGTACACGAAGGTACACCCACCAAAGACTTGCCTGGAACAATTACTGTACAAATAATTAAGATCAATCCTTATAATGAAATGTATGTGAGCAAATATCCTTACAGTGAAATTGGACAAGAAATAAGTTTGGTGCGTTTTAGACTAAGCGACGACGGTGCATGGTTAGGACACAACAACCAAGAGAGTGATATTATCACTAGAGAAAAAGTAAATACCACACGTGGAAATTATACAGGAAACTATTCGCCATTTTAAACTTTGATTTACAACTTGTGCCTTTCTTTTTGAGCATGGCAACACTCACAATAATAGTGTTGGCCATTGGCATACACTTTTGGCGTAATGCTGTTGTGATGATGGTTGTTATTCCTTTGAGCATGTTTTGTGCTTTCACTGGATACAACACCATTGTAAAAACATTGGGCTATCCTATACAACAAACAATACCCGATGATGCATTATATTTGTATCACATAGAAAGCATAGATGGTGAACATTTGTATGTATATGCCATAGAACCCGAAAAGGTGTTGCCAAAAAATTTCAAGATACCTGCCACAGAACAAAATCGTAGCACCATGAGCGAAGCCAAACGACGCACCGAACGTGGAATCAAACAGTTATTGCGTGGCGATAGCAAAAAGAAACGCAATGGTGAACGCAACGATGGCGAATACCTTAGATATGATTTTAAGATTGACAGTCAGGGTCTAAAGTCATATAATAAGTAAAATCAAATAGGAGACATACATGGATCGTGTATTCAACAGTGAGGAAAAAGCAAAACTCACACAATTGGTCAACGAAGGCCTAACAGTAATGCAAGAAGTCGATGACCTCAACGAAGGTCTCAACGACACTATCAAAGCAATTGCAGAAGAAATGCAAATCAAACCAGCAGTGCTTAAAAAAGCAGTTCGCACAGCATACAAAGCAGACTTTGAACGCACCAGCGACGATTATGCTGTACTTGAAAACATCTTAGCAACAGTTGGCAAAATCTAATTGCAAAACATTAAATCCTTTTGGCTCAACAGTTATGCAAGTGATAGAATTGCATTTTACTTTGAGCTTGTTAGTTTTATTTTCACAGTGGGTGCAAGTTTAACTCTTGCAGTTAATGCTTACGACCCAGACATGAGTGTTGTTTATCCTGCATTTTTTGTAGGCAGTGTAACACAGTGCTATGCAAGTCTACGGCGCGGCGCGGCATGGGTAACATTGTTAACTGCATATTTTGCTGTGATAAATGTGTTTGGCTATGGAGTAGCAGTACAATGGTGGTAGAAAAGAAGCCATATCAATGGGTAGCATGGTTAGCAACTGCTTGGTTAGTCGGTGCGGCTAGTTTGGCAAGTTTTGTTCCAGAACTTTACTTGCATCATTGGGGTTTTATAATTGCCAATGCATTGTGGATACTGGTAGGTTATTTGTGGCGAGAAAATAGTTTACTTTGGATGAATATTCTGTTAACATTTATATACGTTATAGGATTGATTACATGAGTTATGTAGACGCATGGTTTGACAGAGACAGCGATCGAATACACGTTGTAGAACGGGTCAAGGGTCGGCGTGAGTATCGCGAATACCCTGCAAACTATGTGTTCTACTATGATGATCCACGTGGCAAGTTTAAAACCATATACGGAAATCCTGTAAGTAGATTCAGCACACGCAATGGCAAAGAGTTTCAAAAGGAACTAAAGATACAAGGCAAAAGCGGACTGTGGGAAAGTGACATCAATCCTATCTTCCGTTGTCTTGCTGAAAACTATATGGGTGCAGAAGCACCTGTGCTACAAACAGCGTTCTTTGATATCGAAGTAGACTTTGACAAAGTGCGTGGCTACAGTCCCACAGATGATCCGTTCAATGCTATCACTGCAATATCTGTTTATATGGACTGGGTAGATCAACTGGTGACACTGGCAATTCCGCCCAGTGGTATGACTATGGCAACTGCTAAAGAGCTGTGTGCTAGATTTGACAACACTTACTTGTTTGATAGTGAAGCAGAAATGCTCAAAGTGTTTTTGGATCTTATCGATGATGCAGATGTTCTCAGTGGGTGGAACAGTGAGGGCTATGATATTCCCTACACTGTTAATCGTGTGACACGAGTACTGAGCAAAGATGACACACGCAAGTTTTGTTTGTTTGGACAATTGCCAAAGAAGCGCACATTCGAACGTTTTGGTGCAGAAAACATCACATTTGATTTGCATGGCAGACAACATTTAGACTACATGCAATTGTATCGCAAGTACACATATGAAGAGCGACACAGTTACAGTTTGGATGCCATTGGCGAGTACGAACTAGATGAACGCAAGGTTGCATACGAAGGCACATTAGATCAGTTGTACAATCAAGACTTTGAAAAGTTTATAGACTACAACAGGCAAGATACTGCACTGCTTAAAAAATTAGATGACAAACTAAAGTTCATTGACTTGGCCAATGTGTTGGCACATGAAAATACTGTGCTGTTGCCCACCACAATGGGTGCAGTTGCACTAACAGAACAAGCAATCATTAACTTTGCACATGATCAGGGTATGGTTGTGCCCAACAGAAAACAGCACGAAGGCAACACTGCGGCTGCTGGTGCATATGTTGCATTTCCTAAAAAAGGACTGCATGACTGGATTGGTAGTATGGATTTAAACAGTCTGTATCCCAGTGTGATCCGCGCACTCAACATGGGTCCAGAAACTGTGGTAGGACAACTGCGTCCTACAATGACTGAGAACAGCATCAAGCAGTTGATGGATCAAAAGAAATCATTTGCTGATGCATGGGAAGGACAGTTTGGATCAAAAGAATATCTTGCTGTGATGGCCATGGAACGTGGTACAGAAATTACAATTGATTGGGAGTCAGGCGGCGAGGATGTGTGCAGTGCATATGATGTGTGGCGTTTGGTGTTTGACAGCAACCAGCCATGGACGCTGAGTGCAAACGGCACAATCTTTACATATGAGAAAAAAGGCATCATTCCAGGACTGCTAGAACAATGGTATGCAGAACGCAAGGTGCTACAAAAGAATGCCAAAGAAGCACAAGGTGTAGACAATGATCAATTTGTGTACTGGGACAAACGGCAACTTGTAAAGAAGATTAACTTGAACAGTTTGTATGGTGCTATTCTTAATCCTGGTTGTAGATTCTTTGACAAGCGCATTGGGCAAAGCACAACACTAACAGGACGTAGCATTGCCAAGCATATGAGTGCTAAGTGCAACGAACTGCTCACAGATGAATATGATCATGTGGGCAAATGTGTGATCTATGGTGACACAGACAGTGTGTACTTCAGTGCTTGGGCTGTGATTAAAGAACAAGTCGAAAGTGGAAAAATGAAATGGGGCAAGGATGAGTGCATTGCACTGTATGATCAACTGGGCGAAGCAGTCAACGAAACATATCCTGCATTCATGGAACGTGCTCATCACTGTCCAAGACACTTGGGCGAGATCATTGCCAGTGCTAGAGAGATTGTTGCAACAAAAGGTTTGTACATTACAAAGAAACGCTATGCGGCACTGGTCATAGACACAGAAGGATTCCGCACAGACACAGATGGCAAACCAGGCAAAGTAAAAGCAATGGGTTTGGATTTGAAGCGCAGTGACACTCCTAAGGTTATGCAGGACTTTATGAGCTCGTTACTGTTAGATGTGCTAACAGGGTCTGGTCCAGAGCATATTATAGAACGTATCAAAGAGTTTAAACTAGAGTTTACAGAGCGTCCAGGTTGGGAAAAGGGCACACCTAAACGTGTGAACAATCTCACCATGTACACCAAACGCGAAGAACGTGAAGGCAAAGCAAACATGCCAGGACATGTGAGAGCAGGCATGAACTGGAACACACTAAAACGCATGAACAGTGACAAGTACAGTGAACCTATTATTGATGGTATGAAAACTATTGTGTGCAAGCTCAAAGCCAATCCATTGGGCTGGACCAGCATAGGCTATCCTACCGATGCTACACACTTGCCAGACTGGTTTAAAGAACTACCATTTGATGATGCAGCCATGGAAGAAACTATTGTAGACCAAAAGATCAGCAACTTGCTGGGTGTGCTGGAATGGGATCTAAAAGCAAATACTAATACTGCTAACACATTTGACACAATTTTTAGTTTTGAATAAAGTACGCACATAAATACTGCGAGTAGGAGCAGTATCGATGAGTCTTGCAGACAAAATTAATCAACTCAGTCTTATCAAAACCAAGTTTTCTGGCTTTGGTAATCATACTGTAGATAGTGTAAAACAATTCAAATCAGAATATGATGTTGTTGATCATTATAGAAAATTGTTCAAAGACAGTGACAATTTTGACAAACTTGTAGACTTAAATCTTCAAATAACAAGTTTGCTTGCACAATATTCAGACACAAGCAAAAAAGTCAAACAGCAAATAAGCACAGTGATTCACAACAAAGAACGTGGAATACTACAATACGATCACAACAGGTACAACGAACAAACAGTTGATCAATCATTGCTGGACATTAGAAATGACAACATCAGCAGTGAGTTTGTAGAGTTAATTTGTAGTGTTATTTACAACATCAGTGATTGGCGATTTGCAGGATGTGTAATCAATCCTATAGATGCAAGATTTGTTGAGAACATGGTTGGCAGTGAACCCTTGTACATTGTTAGCAACAATGATGTTTGTGTAAAGAGAGTCCGGAAAAAATTAAATGATTTCTATACCAAACAAAGATTGCGAATCTATAGTCGTATAAAAGATCTACCACGACATTTAGGTTTGACAGTGTGTGTAAATCAATTTGAATACATGCCACTGGATGAGCAAGGTGATGTGTTGCAACAGGTTTACAAACACACACTGCCCGGTGGACAAA